TGAGCGAGATGCGGCGGAAGCACGCGCCGGGGACAATTGGGAAAACGCAAGCGGCCTCAATGCGTGAAGCGTGGAAAAAATCCAATCCAAAATTGCAACGGTCCATCGCGCACATCGCCAAGCTCAACACTGCGGAGTCGCACGCGAAGATGGCGGCTACTGCGTTGGAACGTGGCCAGCGGCATTGGAGCGCGCGTGAATTTACGTTGATTGACCCTGACGGAAATCACCACGCCGGACGCAATGTGCAGCTGTTCGTGCGCGACCACGCAGAGCTATTCTTGCCTGACGATCTGGCTGAACGCCCTGGCAAGACGTGTCGCGCAGCCCGAGGATTGAGAGATGTGTTGCGCGGTAAAAACGACTCATGGAAGGGGTGGACGCGCAAATGACTCAACTTCACCTCCAATCCATCGCGCGCGACGTGCAACGGCGACTGCTGGAGTCGGGCGACTGGCCTCCGGCGCGAGCGTTGGTTGATGCCTGGTTCGCGCTCGTTACCTGGCACGAAGCGGGCGAGCATGTCTATCGACTGCGGAAGCGGACGCCTGCGATCGATCCTGAGTTGATCCTGGCAGCGGCGCCGGTGGCGCGGGCGGGCGTCCTGTATGTGGCACGTCGAGGCTGGTGGATGCTGCTGGCGCGCGTGGAATCGGGGCGGTGCTATCCAGTCGCGCGGGACGATGCGCGGCCGCCGCTGGCGTCGCGCGATCCTTTGCTGGTTTATTTGACCGAGGTCGATGGCGGCGCCGAGAGCGGGTATTTTAACCTCCGTGAGCAGCCGACGCCGCGTGCGTTGCGCTTCCATGCAAGGACGGCGGCGGTGCGCCTGGCGCAGTGTTTGCCGTGTTTTTTTCCGAGTACGGCCGAAGAAGCGCGCCAGATCGCGAAGGTAGACCCGAGCCTGATCTACGCACAATAACATGCATCCTGGAGCTTACCTGATGGGTCTGGGCTTGTTGCGAATCGCAACCCAGATGGACCCCACCGTGCGGGGTGTGTGGGAGGATGACTCCACGATGCACCTGGTGCGCAAGGGCAGTATCGCCGATGAACGAGACTATCTCCTGCGACGCTGGGCTCCGACGCCAGTGGTGTCTCCGTGGAATTCGCCCTTTGACGGGGCGGCGGAGTATCGAGCATTGCGGTGCGCCAAGAGTGATCGCCTGGCTGACTATCACGCGGCTATTGTGGCCGGCGAGGCAGCGCGCGGGCGCAACAAGATCGACCTGATCCGCGCCTATCGGGCGACGGCCCCGGAGGCTGCCCTCGATTGGGTCGATGCCTGCTTGCGGGAGGACGCCCGCGGCGCGTTGCGTTATCATTGGCTCCTGGGCAGTGGGGGCAATGATGTGCGGCTGGACTTTTCGCGCAACTATATGCGGGCGACCGTCGCTGTGATCGATCCCGATACGGGCCTGCCCACGGGCGAGGCGGAGACCACGCTGGACTGGCTGCTGGCGGGGGATAGCCCTCGCCTTGCCGCGCGCGTCACTGAGATTAAGGGCGGCCAATTCTTCGGCGGGTCAACTGTGCTGCCGTGGCAATGGCTGTTGGCAATTGAGGGTTGTATGGCAATCGGGCGCGTTGGCTTGTGGCACCTCGCAGATGGGGCGGATTTCCCAGGACAGGCGGACTTGACTGCTGCCGGAATGACCGCAGCGTCGAGCGAGGATGAAATGTATGGAGCAGAGTTCTGGTGGCCGATCTGGCGTGAGCCACTCGCGCTTTTGGAGGTGGAGGAGTTACTGCGCGCGACACCATCAGAGCGCGGTTGCAGTGGGGCGGTGATGGCGATGCGGATCGGGCGCATGGACCGACGGTGGAGATATTTGCGGGTCGCGAGGACATCTGGCAATGGGATGGCCCATTTCCTGAGCGCTCAAGGAATTTACTGAGATGAGCGACCTGGGAGCAAAATATTGGGATGCGGCCCAGCCCGATCTGCGACGCGATTCACGCGACAAATCGGAGATGCGTGTGATTCGGTTGCCGCAAGTTAGCGCCGTGCGGAAAGCGGCGTATCTGCGAGCGGCGGGGCGGGCGAAGAAATCACTGGCCGATTGGATGCTGGACGCGTGCGACCGGGCAGCCCTGGAGGGCGCTCAGGATTAAGCGGGAGCCGTAAACCCACACGGCGGCAGTGTTTGCCGTGGTTTTTTGCTTCGAAAAAAATATGAGCACAAAGAAAAATCCGGCCGCTGTGGCCCTTGGACAGCTCGGCGGAAGAGCAGGCAAAGGAAAGGCCAAAGCGCGAACCAGCGAACAGGCGAGAGCCGCAGCGTTGACGCGGTGGCAGAAAGCGAAAGATGCTCTCCGGGTGAACACCCCAGAGCCCAATCAGTTTTGACCCGCCGCCATTTCTCCCCGCCTATCAGACGCGATGCTTCCAGTAGCAGCTTCGCGCCGTGCGCGGGCCGGTAAAGCTCTCACTCAGCTTTGGAACCGGATAAGCCAGACGTGGGGACGTGGTAAAACCGTTTCCAGCGTCACAAATCTGTTTGACGCAATCCCCCTGGCTGATCTCGGTTCGTACGAATCCTATCTCGCAGCCGGCACAAAAAACGTCTGGGCAAGTTGGAGGGCCATAGACCTGGTTGGGCAGGTTGTTCAAAGCACGCCGTTCACGCTCACGCGCAGAGGAAAAAAAGACCCCGTAAAAGTTCCCGGCCTGGATCAACTTTTGTCGTATCCAAACGAGTGCATGACGTACGGAGACCTGACGTACCTCACCACCGCACATATCAAATACACCGGCAACGCCTACTGGTTTAAGGATCAGGCTACCGTGAAAGGGGACCGCCCGCTAGCGTTATGGCCGCTCAACCCGAAGCGGGTTTCAATCGATACCGGCAAGATGACCGGTCAGGGCGGCGGCCGAATCGTCGCCTACGATTATGCATGCGACGGTCGGGCTCCTCTAAAGTTTGCTCCGCAGCAAATCATCCATTTCAAGCGACCGCACCCGAACAACGACTATTACGGTATCGGCGACTTCGAGGCGGCGGAAGACCTCATCCAGGAAGTGATGAATCGCAGCACCTGGCAGCGACAGTTTTGGAAGAACGGCGCCGCCCCATCCACCATCATGACGACTGAGGATAACAGCGTCACGTCAAAGGAAGACCTCCAGGTAATCAAAAACGAATGGCTCCGCCAATATGCGGGCCACAAGAACGCCGGCAAGACCGCGTTCATGCCCGGGAAATGGACAGTTCATCGCCTCGGGCTTTCCGCCCAGGAAATGCAGGAGTTGGAACGGATCAAACTCACAACCGAACAGATTTTCCAGCTTCACGGTGTGCCTCTTTCGGTGGCTGGTATCAAAGACGCAGCCAACTTCGCGACCGCGCAGATCGCAGATCGCCAATTCCGCCGGGACACCGTGATGCCGATTGTGCGGATCATCCAGGATACCCAACAAACGGATCTCATCGATGGCTTTGGCGATTTCGAATTGAAGTTCAACCTGTCGGGCCTGATCGACATTGCCGGCGAAATGGAGGTATGGGCTAAAGCATTCACGATGGGTATCATCAGCGGTAACGAATTCCGCGAGAAACTCGGCCTTGCGCCGACCGAAAATCCACTGCACGACAACTACTTCATAAGTGCGGCCCTTGTCCCGATCGACTTGGCTGGCGTAGCTAACATGGATCAGGTGGATGACCAGGCCAAACGGATCATCAGCGATTTCAACCAAAAGATTTTAACGCCAACTCCGCAACCCGCCTAAGTGTTTATGTTGAACAAAACCATCCCCCACGTCTTTCTCGGCACGACCCGAAATCTCGGTCGATTCGGTACAGTGGCGCAGAACTCAACCATCGAACTGACCGAAGAAGAGGCCGACGCAGTTAAATCTGACTCGAATTACATCCGCGCCGACGCTACATCGGATGGATCGCCCGAGGGGGTGGTGTTGGGCCATCACGGGAAGCAATGCTGGGATCGAACCAACTCTGTGATGTACGTCTTCGACGCCGCCAACGGATTAACCGGATGGCGGGAACTTATCGCGCTGATCGCCCTGCTATTCGTGCTTCAATTGTTGCCTGCGGCAGAAGCGGCTGATCGTCGAATCCTCGGGCAGAGTGTGGCGCCCACGGTGGCCACTCAGTTGAGTTACACCGGCGGGACTAACCTCGTGGCGAACCTCACAAACAGCAACAGCGTAGTTTTCTACGCGACGTTGACCAACACCGCGCACATCTCATTCTCAAATCTCCAGACGAATCTCAACACCATCACGTTCCATCTCAAGCAGGACGCCACCGGCGGCCGCGCTATTACCTGGGCTGGTAATGTCGTCACTGTCCCGACGCTCTCTACCAATGCCAACGCGATGAGCATCGTCATGCTGATTCGCAGCCCGTTTGTCTCCACGAATTTCTACGCCTTGGATGCAACAGCGGCGGCCGCGTCGTCAGTCGTCTCTGACACAGCATTCGCCGCCTCGTACGACTCCGTAACGGGCGTCGCGCCGAGCAAAAACGCGTTCTATGATTGGGCGCATACGTTCGACACCGATGATGACGGGAAGCCCAACGTGCTGGATATCGGCGCTGGTGTTCCAAAGACGGATTCCAATGGTGTTGTTTCGGTAGCGACGGCCGGGACCGATTACACGATTCCGGGAGACCTCGCGCCGGCGTTCACAACGCTCACTGACGGGGCAACGATTACATGGACGGTATCTGCTCGATACGCTGTGCAGAACGCGACGGTGACGCTCGGCGGAAACCGAACCCTAGCGTTCGCCGGCACGGTAGCCGGCATGAGCGGTGTGCTGATCGTGCACCAGGATGGAACTGGTTCCCGCACCCTTACCCTTCCAGCCGGTTCAAAAGTGATCGATGGCGGCGCCGGCGCAATAACCCTCACCACAACCGCCAGTGCAATCGACATCCTGACTTGGGTGTATGACGGCACGAATTACTTCTGGAACAAAGGGTTGAATTACAACTAATGAAGGTTCTGCTGATCATCCTCACGTCGCTCAACGCCATCGCTGCCTCGTTCTTTTTCGGGCAACAGGGAGGTGTCACGTACGATCCAGACGCGCGGGACTACTTCTCGCGAATGTCGGCAAACGGTGATCCCGTCGCGGAGAACATCAAGCCGTACGTGAACCGGTTTGTCGTCAATTCAAAGCGTGACGGGACCTGGACCAACTTACACACTGTGGCTCCTTTCTGGGGGACTGGAACCAACGGCGCAGCGGTGTACCTCAAATACTCTGGGTCGATTACGAACGTCACCTCCTATGTTGGATTGGGTTCGGCGGACTACTCGGCAAGCGTCGGCTTCACCGGAGATGGAGCGAAGTATCTGGATTCCGGTGTCAACCAGACAAACCTGATTCCAGGCGGGGCGTCGATGTGGGTAAACGGAAACTTCGCGCCCGATGCGACAAACCGTCTGATGTTTGGCCCGACGACGGGTGTGACTCTTCACTCCATGCTTTACGGGACGGCGAGTCTGAATCGGCTGGATGGGAAGATTGAAAACCCAAGCATTAACATCAGCCTGTCTCCGGCGGGAACGTTGTCCCGAGGCCTCATAAACGTGGTGAACCTGGATACGACGCAGACAAACGTATTCGCTTCGAAGAACGGCGCCGGTATGTGGGTTCAGGCGGCAGACACTTTCAGCGCTTCAAGTGCGACCATGAAGTTTCTTGGCGGTCCAGGCGATTCAGATTTCAACGGTGGAATGTCCTACGGCGACTTGATTAACGCGCCGATGACAATTCAGAAGGTCCACAAGCACAACGCCAACGTGGCGGATTTGATGGTTGGATTTGGTCGACATACGCGAACAAATCACGTTCTCAAATTCCTCCCGATGCACGGGCAGAGCTTGAGCCTCGGACTGTTTTCATCCAGTGGGATCACCACCACTCAGACGAACACCTGCACGATGTTCAAAGATGGGGCAGTCGCGAACGCTGGAAGTGCCAGAATGAGCGACCTTACGGAGCTTGTCGCCGCGAGTGGGGGCAACGAAGTGCCGAACATTCCGTTGGGGAATCAGTTGGCGCACTTTGGCAAGGCATCGGGTGATACAACTGGATTATGGGATGTTCTCACCGGCAGCTTTGGGGCGTCGGCAACGGCGTACAGTGGGCTCAAAAAAGGCACGCTTTATTACCACAAGATGATGCAGGGCTGGACGAACGCAATCGGGATTGGAATCACTTTGTTTAACGGAATCGAAGTCCCGGGATTGGCGTGGTGGCACGGGGAGAGCGACCAGGGAACCACCATTGATTACAAGGCGGCTCTTGAGGAACTTTACACCGATGTCAACGCAGATTTCTCAACGGTCCTCGGGACGAACATCCATGTCCCGATTTTTCTGTATCAGTTGAACTCCCAAAAGTCGGGAACCAACCGCGTCGATATGTACCAATACCAAGCGTGGAAGGCGAACCCGACGAACATTATCATCGCGTGCCCGAACTACTGGCAGCCGCACACTGATGGCGTCCATCTCACGACGACGAACACGCAGAACCGGGCGGCGTATTTCGCAAAAGCAATCTGGGACTATCACCACGGCGGGTACACGCCATTAACGCCGGCGAGCATGTCCTGGCAAAGCAGCACCGTTCTGCGGGTGACGTTCCAGGGAAACGTTGGAAACCTCGTCATTGACACGACGCTCGTTGAGGATTCTCAAACAGATGTTGCGGCCAGCCGGAAGGGTTTCGAATATACGGATGACAGCAGCAGCGCGAGCCTCACCAGCGTGGCGATAGCAAGCTCGAATCAGGTGGATATCACATTCAACGTCGCCCCGACTGGCGCAAACAAAAAGCTTCGCTACGCATGGACCGCAAATCCAAGCAACGCTAACGCTGGCCCGACGACGGGCGCCAAAGGCAATCTTCGTGATAGCGAAACACGCACGAACATCTGGGGTGCGCCGCTCTACAACTGGTGTTTGGCGTTTGAGGAATCTGTTCCCTAAGTGCCACTGGCAATTCCAACGTTCCCTGCCCGCCTTTCCCGGCTCAGGAACACCGTTCCGTGGGCGTTCCATCTGACGACTCCGCTGATGGTTCAACTTGTGGGCAAGCGCTTGGAGATCCCTGCGCGCGGATGGACTGTTGCGGAGTTTGTGCGTCAGGGCGTGCTGCTGCAACGCACGATGGTTAGGCTTGCCCGGTTGACTCAGGCAAGGGCCATTCCGCCGATGGCCAAAGAGGTTTCACGCCTTTTCACCAATCAGATGGAAGAGGTGATCCGTCGGGTGCTGCGTCGCGCGCAACCGAAGGCTGCTACTATCAGCGGTGAGGTTAGCTCCAAGGTATCGCTGGTAACAAACAATGAGGCGTTGTGGATTCAAGCGATCGAGGAAGTGTTTGCAGAGCGCGGAATACCGTTGACGGCCGAGATCATCCCGCCGGTGCAAAGTGTAATGGCTCAGGGCTACAGCAAGATCGGTGCGTTGATGAACCAGCCGGCAAATCCGGACACAAACCCGCGGCTACTACGTGAGGCGCAGAAAATCGCGGAACGTGTGACGCAAATCAACGAGACGACGCGCAACGTTCTACGTGGAACAATCCAAGAATCGGTTGCCAGCGGCGCCGGTGTGGCGGAGACCGTTGACGCAATTCGTGATCGGGTTCCCGACATCAACGCCCGGCGGAGTGTGACCATCGCTCGCACCGAACTGAGCAACGCCTGGACGCGCGGTGCCGCCGCGTCGTTCCTCGAAAGTAAAGTCATTACTGAACTGTCCGTGATAGGTTGCCAGTCTCGAGAGGAAGAACGATGGGGCGAGCCGTCCTATCCCTGGATGTGGCGTGGAGAATCTACTTGTGGGGCACGTGGGATACCGCTGGGTGAGCTGGAACGTGTGGTGGAGATCGGCTGGCATCCAAATCACACGGGCACATTAGTGGCGTCGGCGTTTCGTTCGTAAAGACACATCAGAAAGGAGGTGAACACCCGCAAGCCTAGATAGGTTTGCTGTTCGTCGGTAGCTGTCCGACAACGCGCACTGATGCGAATCGTGCGCCACAGCGAAGGCCCCAAACAGACGATTAAGATCGTCCGCGAAAGAAATTCGCCGGCACAGATACTAATCCCTCCGAACGGCAGCCCGGCGTTGGCATCTGGTTACAAACAGATGCGTTGGGATGCCGCTATCGATATCTCCGGAGATGGTCAGAAGAAGTTTAACGCGATCAAGGATGGGGATCGGATCGTTGATTACTCGGACGTAAAAATCTCTGGCTACCTCTCCACCTTCAAGAACACGACCGAATCGGACCGCGACGGTGATTACGTGGAGCCCGGTGCCTTCTCGGAGACTATTCCCAAGTTCATGAAGAACCCGGTGCTCCTGGCTAACCACTACAACAACTGTTCTTCCTTGGCCGGCAGCTTCACCGTTCTTCGCGAGGATAACCGCGGGCTCTACTTCGAAGCCATTCTTTCGAACGCCCAATCGGACAGCATGAAGGACATCCGCGCCAAGGTGGCTGAGGGCCACCTCAAGACTGTCTCAATGGGTGGTCGGTTTCATTACAAGGAAGATGGCCGGGGCATTTTCAAAGTGGATTTATTCGAGGGCAGCCTGACCCCTGTCCCTGCCAATCCCGACGCAATTTTCTCCACCCGTCAACTGACGGAAGCGGAGGCAAAAAAGGTTCAGTAACAAGCCAAAGCCAAACCACAGCGGAGTAGCCGAGACGAAGAACGAACCGACGAACACGAAACCCGAAAGACGAATATGTTGACGCAAGAAAAACCCAACGTCCGCCTGGGAACCAAGAGCGGCAAGACCGCTGAGGAATTGGCGGCGGAGAAAAAGGCCGCAGATGAAAAAGCTGCTGCGGATAAGAAGGCGGCTGAAGAGAAGGCCAAAGCGGAGAAGGAAAAATCCGAAAAGGACAAATCCAACGAAGTGGGCCTGAAAGAACTCCAGGAACTGATCGGCGAATCGGTCCGCACGGCCATCAAGGAGGTCACGCCCGAAGCGCAGCACGATCAAATCACCTTGGAAGGCGTGAAGACCATCATCGCTGAAGAGTTCAAGAAACTGAGAGGCGACGGAGACAAAGCCATCACCAAGGATGACGTGAAAGCGCTTGTCGAAAACACGATCAAAGCCCAACGCGAAAACCTACGGTCCGAACCCGTCGATCCGCGCGATCCCAGCGATGCTACGCCAGGGACCAAGGCAAGGGGCGAACGGATGCTGATTGAAATGCCGTATGCGCTCTGCAAGGGCAATCTGCCGCTCCACATGGAGCAGTTGAAGAACATCCTGCTCCATCGCGATCTGAATCACGGCATCAAGGAATCCGCGATCACGACCGGTCGGCGTTACGAAGATGCGATGTGGCTTGGCATCAAACAATTTGGCGCCAAAGCGCTGACGACCGCCGGCGATGGCACCGGCGCGGAGTTTATTCCGCGGACGCTCAGTTCTGAACTTTACCGCCGCATGTATCTCGAGAGCCAGTTGGCTCAGGCGTTCATGGCGACGGAAGTTCAGATGCCGACGGACCCATACGATTTCCCGCTGCAAACGACCGATCCGACGTTCTACATCAACTCGGTTGAAAATACCGAGGCCGATCCATCGGACATGGGCACCAGCGAATTCACGCTGACGACCAAAACCCTCATGGCGCTGGTCCAGTACAGCTACAAGGTCGATGAAGATTCGATCATCCCGATCTTGCCATTGCTGCAGGAACGCCTCGCTGCAGCCGCCGCGCGAGCGCTCGAACAAGCGATCATTAACGGTGACACCACAGCGACGCACCAGGACAGCGACATCACCAACGCCAAAGACGTTGCGAAATCCTGGAAGGGTTTCCGCAAGCTGGCTCTGGTGGTTACGGCTCTGAAGTCTGACCTCTCGACCGGTGGTCTCTCCCGCGCAAACTTGTTGGCCCTCGTCAAATTGATGGGCAAGTACGGTGTTCGCACGAA